GGCCCCTTGACAAGGCCCCACATGCCCTTCGTGCCAGCAGCTGAAAGGAGGTCGCGATGGCAAAGATGCTTAAAATCATCCTAATCATCATCGACGTAGCCGTGTGTATTCTGCAAAGAATATCCCGGCGTTCTCCCTAAGCTAAGTCCAGTTCACGTTAACTCGTGACGCTGTGGGATTCAGAACCCCACGGACGCTGGCTCGAATACGGAAAAGGAGACTCATTCCTATGCGTACCAGATCGCGGACGGCCAATCATAAGGGGCTTTCCGGTGGCGGAAGTTATCAAGACTTCGAGCCACCGTACCCCCCTGGTCCCATCATCGCTCTCCCCTCTAGTAATATCTCCATCGTTAAAACGGTGGAAAATATGACCGATGAGTTAGCGGTGACCGCGGATGGACAGTCGAGGGCAAAACAACGTCGCCGTGAGGCGCAGTTGTCTCGACAATTGCGGAAGCTTGAATCTTTATCCGGAGGGATAGGCTCCACAGCCTTCTCTTCGGAGCGAGTTCAACGCTTCCTCGATGTCCATCGTTGTGTCCACACCAAACGTTCCATATCCTTTGAGGATGTGGTTCATAAGGCGAGGAACCAAATTTCTGGTGATCGCTATAGACTCTTCACGTACCGTCATTGTAACGGCGATTTTCTTCTTCTACCTAATATTCTTGGTTCCGACGGCGCCAATTCGGGCCGCTGGAACGCCAAGAATTATAGTGCAGAGGCTTATCGCTCGCACGATTGGTTTGCCCTCCTAGATCAGTTTCATGAGGCTACTAATAGCCTCATACCCTCAAGCACGTTAATCGGTGAAAGTATCTACGAACACGCTATCTTTGTTGATGCGTTTAAGTTTGTACTTAATCCGTCCTCTATTTTGAAGAGGTTTCTTATGCACCTTAAGGCGCATATGAAGTTAACACGCAAAAGGGGACTGACTCTAGGTGACTTACGTGGTGGGATAAGGTCAGCAGCTAACACCTATCTGGGTTACCAGTTTGGTGTTCGTCCTGCGGTCGAGGAGGTCAAACGTGCTCTCACTGCCCACCAAGTGGTGCAGGGTCGGCTCAATTGGCTTTCCAACAACGCAGGTAGCTACGTACCTGTCAGAGTGAGATCGAAACTCGATTCGCCATTCGTGAACGAAGATCTACCCGGCTACGGAATTTCAAACACAAAGGTTCTTTGTGATGAGAAAGCCGCAGTCGCTACAATCTCCGCTTGGTGCAAGGTCCGCGAGGACCTTAACTACGCAAAACAGTGGCAAGCCTACACTCAATACTTCGGCCTTCAAAAGGTCGTTGGATTGGCGTGGGAGCTTGTCCCTCTTTCTTTCGTCGTCGACTGGTTCACCAATGCGGAGGACTACCTCAATAGGTTTGCCTCTCCGCCTACGGTGAATCCCTTCTACGCGATGCGTGGTCTTTGTCACTCAGTTAAGCAGTATACCAAGGAGACCCTCTGGGTCGGCCCCGGTTACCGCTATACTAGTGATGGTGCTGTGCTCCAAGAGCCCAGCACCGCCTTTAAGGCGTGTAGTTTGACTACATCGTCTTATACACGAATGCCATCTCTTCCGTCATCCTCAGGGTCTGTTGATTTCTCTAACCTGGGGCTTTTCCACTATATCACTTTGGGTATCATGCTTCTTCAAAAGAAGCTGTGACCTGGGTGATAAGAAATTGTGAAACCGCCACGAAGCGGAGAACCGCCCCCCTTTCGGGGGCAACACCGGAGTTGTTCATGTCAATTATCGTTACCAAATCCGACGCAGTCACCGACGTTACGTTCGACTTAGCCAACGAATCGGGTCCGAAGAAAGAGTTCATCAACAAGGCCACCTCTCTTACCGAGAGCGAGCGCCTTGTGATCGAACACAATCTCCGGCCCAACGGGGCTAAGGGAACAGACATCCATACGTTCGTCTTTTCGAAAGGCGACGTGGACGATGTCACCGGGGCCTTCACGCTGGGAAGCGTGAAGGTGGAAATCCGGGTTCCGCGAGCGACTGCGTTTACTTCCACGGTCATAAAAGACCTCGCGAAGTACGCGCAGTGCCTTCTGAAGGCCAGCTTCGTGGGCGACATGTACGCAGGGATCACCACCGAAGGTGATTATCACTGCGACTCGTTCGTCCCGAACTGATCAACAGTAGGCGACAGTTGGATTTGGGGACATGAACTGACTGGAGGAGACCCTTTTGGGAAACCTTAATTGCCAGTTCCGACTCCTCGGACTCCACCGTGCCATAATGGCTGACGGTACGTCCCGAGGTGTTCCTTTTCAAGATGAAGACCTCCGCACTCTTACCTTGCGGTATGAGCGTGAAGGGTCAAGCTTTATCCTCGTTACCTTACCCAAATTTGGTAAGGCCGTGGACCAAGGACTTGTCTCCGGAAGCTTTAAAACTCCCGAAGGCTTTGCCTTGAAAAGTAAGACCAGATTACCCAAGTTCCTGAATTCCTGTCTAAGACAGGTATTCGGGGATGATGGAGATCTCCTTGGGGCCCCTAATGTAGAAACCATATTCTACCTACGACAGTTCCTCTTGATTAACTCCAAACTCCGAACGGAGTTTTCGGTCGATCAGCAGGATCGTGTCGTCAAAGAATTCTCGGAAAGACAGAATCGCTTGCTGCGATCTCGTCTTCCGAAGGATCACTTTGTCCTTCTGAGCGCTAGAAACGCTCTCTGGAAGGCCTTGCGTCATCTCGATCTCACCGACATCAGACCTGGCCATGGGCCAGGCGTGGTGCACGAGGGTCGAGATAAAGACGAAAGGTGGGATTTTAATTATTGGTCTTCCCAGGCCAATAAGGTATATCCCTTTGATGAATATGGGGTCCAGAGTTTGGAGCACCCGTATCTGTCTTGTGCCAAAGGACTTCAAAGGTCCGCGTCTGATTTCTGTTGAAATGTCAGGTAATCAATACCTGCAACAGGGTCAGATGCATTCGATGATGGCGTACATTGAGAAAAGCTCACTCCTATCCCGGTCTATACGCCTGAGAGATCAGGCGTACAGCCAGTTTCGAGCTCAGTCGTCCTACAAGGACGGTCTAGCTACGTTGGATCTATCCAACGCGAGTGATACTGTAACTGCTCCGCTCGTTTGGTATCTCCTTTCGGGGATGCCCAAGCTGCGTCGGCAGTTATTCTCAACTAGATCGCAGTTTGCTACCTGGAAAGGTAGCAAGGTGCGTCTAGCCGCCTTCGCTCCTATGGGGTCAGCAACATGCTTCCCCGTAGAAACGTTAGTGTTCTGGAGCCTAGCGATAGGCTCCCTAGCACTATATCGATACGGTCGCAAAGCTGTGAAGCTAAGCTACCGGGACCTTCTGGACCTAGGCCGTGAGATCGTTGTCTTCGGTGATGATATTATCATTCCTGAAGACGCTCTCCCGACCCTCATTGCCACCCTTCAAGCTGTTGGTTGCGAGCCAAACATGTCGAAAACATGCTGGCTTACTCCTTTCCGCGAGTCGTGTGGTTCTGAGTGGTTCAATGGTCTCGATGTCACGATAACTCGTAACAAAGAGGTTCCATATGACCAACGCTACAAGATCAGCCATTACCCTGATTTGCAGGACCTTCAACGTAGATTATATGTTGCTGGCCTCTACAAATCTGCCAAACTCATCCGCGACTGGATTGTCGATTCCGGCTTTCCAGTCGTGGTTCGGAAATGCCCTGAAGAACTACGTTTCTTGTCGGTATCAACCGCTAGGAAGCGTTTGGTCTTCGAGGACGAGTCTGAACCATGCACCCTGGATTCACGTTATTCCTTTTCGGGATATAGCGTGCGGTTCAGGTTGCTCGCAGTCTTTGGGAGACTTGGCCCTGTGTGTCTGGGGGACGACGATCTTCTTGATCGCCGAACCCAGATACGATGGAACTCGTCTCTTCAAAGAGCTGAGTTTAGAGTTCCTGCCTCTTATCAGAAAAGCAGGGACTGGTGCCTGGGAAACTCACATGGGCAGAGCGAACCGGCTTACGCCGGCTACGCCCGACTCCATGCTCGCCTCCTAGGCGACTCATCTGATCGGATCCCTATCCGTGGTAGTAATACCAAAATAGGGTGGAGGCCATTTCCGAGCGGGAGCGTCCTGGTCGTTGACCAGGAATTCCTAACTCGGGACTGACCCTCAGGGGGC